CCGCAGCGTCCGGGCGTGCATCATGAAGTAGTCAACCTCACCGTCCTTGTCGGTCACGAGGTCCAGGAGCTCATCCATGACCTCAAAGTCCAGCGCCTTCCCGTTTGTCCCGGTCGTGGCCATCTGGGAGCTGTCCACCAGGTTGATCACGCCGTCGAACTGGTTGCTGGAGCCAGTGCCGTTGACGAACATATCCTGGTACTTGCGGCCCACGGACTTTGCCTTGGACGCAATCTGGACGGCCTGCTGGTCGTTGCCGTCGCCGGAGCGGGTGACCTGGATGAGGCCGTTGACCTCTGCGTCACCGATGATCGTGGTGAGCGTGGAGGTGACCTGGGTGAAGGTCGCGGCAGCCTTGGCCGTGATCGTGCCACCAACGCCAAGCACCTGGACATCGCCTAGGACGTTCTCCCGGTTGTAAGCCAGCGCGTTGCCGTCGATGCCGTCAAACGGCAGGATATCGAAGAAGGGGTTGACGGTGATGATGTTTTCGATGACGCCCGCAACCAGCTCATCCTGAGCAAGTTTTGCGGACTCAGAAAGGGTGACGGAAGCCATGTCCAATCCTCCAAGAGTGTTTCAAAAGAGCCTGAATGCGCATCGCACGCGGGCCTCCTGGATCGCCCTGGAGGGGTTTGGCCTGGTCACAGAGGATAGGCGACAATTGTCTGGCAGTCAAGCCCCAAACGAAAAAAGGCCCGGCGCAGTGGCCGGGCCCAGTGGTCGAGGCAGGTTGTCCAACAGGGAGGAAGGACGCCTTCAGAATAGCCCAGGGAGGCCCCGGGGTCAAGCCCCGGGGGTTGGGAGGCTCAGCGCCCCCGGGCTGCGAGCCCTGCCTTGATGCGGTCAATCGGGGTGGCGTCCGCCTTTGCCGGGGCGAGCTTCTGGCCGGTCTTGCCGGGGAGCGCTCCGCCCCCGCCCTTGGCCTCGCTCTTGAACAGCGGGGCATACTTCTCCTGGCCCTTCATCTCCTTGACCAGCTCCCGGATGGTCATGGGCTGCCCAGTGCCGCCGGAGATGCGGGGGTCACCGTCGCTGTCGACAACAACGGCCTTGAACTCGCCATCCTGCTCCTGGACCTTGACCTGGTTCTGGACAAAGGGCATCGCCAGCTCCACCATGCCGCCCTCGGCAGCCAGGGCCTCGCTCGCACCGGAGGTCACGAGGTACTTGTGGACAGTGCCCCGGAGGGCGTCCTGGACCTTGCGTTCCTCGCCCACTGCCTTCTCCATGGCAGCCTTCATCTCGCCCCGGACCTTGTCCACGTTGAGCTTGCCCTCCTTGCCGGCAGCAGCAGCCGTCTCCAGCTCCTCTATCCGCTCCTTGATCTTTTCCTTGATCGTGGGGAGGTCCTCACCGAAGTCCTCAAGGCCGGACAGGTCCACCTGGCCCTTCTTGGCCAGCTCCTTGTTCTCGCTCCTGATCTTGCCGTTGGCCTGGAACAGGCCGGTGATGGCGTCGGCAACCGGGCGCATTTCCTCGGGGACCTGGTACTTGCCCTCATCGCCCTCCACTGGCTGGTAGATGCTGCGCAGGTTCTCGGGGATTGTGTTGAAGCCGTCGCTGTCAACCTCGTGTTTAAGTACTGTCATGATTCATTGTCTCCTGTGAATCGCTCACCCCGGGGTCGCCCTGGGTGGAGTTGTCGCCCCGGCATTGTAGCCCAAGGGGAGGCCCGGGGCAAGCCTCCCGTTGGTGTGGGTCAAGGGTCGGGCAGCAGGTTCTTGAGGTCGAACCCCTCATTGAACCGCATCTTGATGAATTCAACCGTCCTGTCGAACTCCTCGCTGTCACTCACCGGGCTCAGCTCAGCAAGATATGCCTCCCACTGGTCGCGCCCGGCTTCACTTGTTGGCGGGTCAAAGATTTTCATTGATGATCCTCGCAGCGTCTTGGAAGTTGTCCGGGAGCTCAAAGCTGTACCTCACATATCCCCGTTTCTGGAGCAGCAGCATCATTGCGTGCGGTTCCAGGGCGAGCAACTGGGATATGTCGGCCCCCCGGTTGTGAGCCCGGGCGAGGACGGCCTTGGCGTCCCGTTCTGCCCGGGCGAGGACGGCTGGTGTGAGATTATCTAGTTTGCGTGTGCGGGTCATCTGGAAAGATGCGTCAAAGGCATGGGCCCAGAAGTTGTCCAAGCCAGGCAGGCGCTTGAATGCCCATACGTCAGCGGGAGACATAGACGTGACTGGGGCCGGGTGGTTGTGGTGGAGGGAAAGTCCAGCGCCTTGGGCGGACATCGCCTGGACCTGAGAATCAGAAAAGGTCACTTTTCTCGCATGACCGGAGGTTCCAGAAATGACTGACTTGCCTGACTGATCCAACACCTCAAAGTGTTCGTGGCCCGTCTGGGTTCCCAGAGCCCGGACGCGGGCAGCTGGTGTGGCGGGAGCCCTCGTTAGGTTGTCCAGCTCGCTCAGGGTGCGGGTGCGGCCCCCGGTGTCCACGAACTGGTCAAGGGTCGCGTCCCCGTTGCGGAACATCTCAGCCCGGGAGGGCCCCAGGGTCGCGTCCTGGAACTCAGGGGACTGGCGGCGCATCCACTCCTCATAGGTGGTGGAGGCCGGGACGGTGCCGATGTTCTCATCACCCCACTTGTCGCGGATGCGCTTCACCTCAGCGTTGCGGTCTGCTGGGCTCATAGCCTTCCATGCCTCCGGGTCAGCGTCCCGGGCCTCCCGGCGGAAGTCCTTTTCACGCTGCTCCCGCGTCCGGTCATCGGACACAAAGGGCCGGTCACCAATGATCATGTCCGGGGCGAGCATGGCAACCATGAGGGAGCGGCAGTTGGGGTGCCCAGGGGGGCGGGCCTCCTGCGGGTCCAGCAGGTCGGTGCCCGGCGGTATCTCCCGCCCCGGGTTCACCGCAATCGCCCCGTCCCGGGCCTGACAGATGTGGCTCGTGAGCCCGTCCAGGGTCGCGGTCCAGCGGAGCCCCCAGATGATGTCCTGGTTGGCGTCCCAGACCTCGCCGCGTGCGGCGTTGGATACGTGGTTCACAGCCGTCCGGGCGATTGTCTCAGCCTCCCGGCGGGTGGTGGCCAGGATGCCGTCCGTGTATCCATTGGCCCGCGTCCCTGCGATCCTCCGCACGATGTCGTCCAGCGTCTCCCCGTTGGCCACCCCGAGGCGCACGGCCTGGTCCAGCCGCGCCCGGTCCCCGTCCCCGAGGTGCTTGAACCAGTCCTTGAGGCGCTTGCCCTGCATGGGGGACGTGACTGCGGCAGCCCGGAGGCGCTCCAGGGGGAGGGCCGTGGTGCTCATTTCAACCGGGACTGCCTCCGCCATGATCTGTTGTTCCCATGCCGCCTCAGCAGCCGCCAGCGCCTCCATCTCTGCCTGGGTGTCTTGAGCAAGCGAGTCAATCAGAGCCCTCCTGGTGTCACGGACTTCCTTCAGGAGGGCGTTGAGGCGCTGGTTGGTGGCGCTCCCCTCCATTACCTCCCCGAGGCGGGCACGCAGTTTGGCGACAAGGTCAGCGTCAGCCGCCTCAAGCAGGTCCAGCATCTGGCGGCGCTGGCGGTCAGAGTAGCGCCGGAGCGCCACCTGGTGCCGGAGGGCCGCATCAAAGAGGTCTTGGTTGGCGGTCATCTCAGCCTCCGGCTGCCCGCTCCAGCGGCTTCAGCTCGTTGTTGCTTACCTGGAAGTCCAGGGTGGTACTGTCGGCCCCATCGGCGTGTATGTAGAACTCCATTTTGCCGGACTTCCCCATCACGGGGACCAGCCGGGCGGTGACGTTGCTGCGGATACAGTGGGTGAGGAGCTGTTCAAGGGTTGTCTTATTCTGTGATGTCATCGTCATTTTTCGGGTCCTTTTTGGGTGGGTTTGTAGGGTCATCTGGGGCGGTGGGGTCAAGGTCCAGCTTGGCCATGGCGTCCATGAGCTCCTTGCTCTCAGCCTCCAGCAGCACCTTGTCGGCCTCCTGGTCATAGTCATCGGACAGCCAGCCCCGGCGGGTCATCTCGTTGATCGTGGCCTCCCGGCTGATCTCCCGGCGCTTGCGGGCGTTCTCAATCGCGGTCCAGCCAGCCTCATCAGGATCATTCAACCCAAAGTCAACATTCATTTCCACGCTGGGTCCGCCGTCCCCGATCCCGCCCCAGTCGGACATCACCATCAGGGCCGTCTCCAGGGCGTCCTTGAATACCAGGGTCATTGCCTGGAGCTGGCTGAGGGCCTCGGCACTGTCGAGGGCGCGCACGGTGGCCTTGAGGTCCCCCGGCTTCTCCTTCAGGAACTGGGCCCCGTAGGATGCCATGAGTCCCTCCAGGTGCTGGAGCTTATCCTCACCAGTCTTGATGGCTGCGCCGGTGTGCTCCACATAGTAGAACTTGCCGTGCTCGCTCCGGGTGGCCAGTATCTGGTTGGGCCCGAGGCGCATCAGCCCCCCGTCCCCGGCCTCATTCTGGTCCACGCCACTCATCGCCAGCATCGGGAAGCACGCCACGCTTATGATGTTGTTGAGGTCTGCGTCCAGCTGCCAGTGGCGCACGTTCATGTAGGCGAGGTCCAGGAGCGGGGGCTTGGACACCCCGAGGGACTGCCGGGACGTGTAGAAGGTCACCATAGGGATGTAGTCCAGGTCAGTCGCCCACTCATCGACCATGACCCACTCCTCCTTGCGCTGTCCTTTCCTGAGCTCCCATATCTGGACAAGACCAGGCTCCAGGACGCGGATGCGCTCTTGAACAGCCTCGCCCCAGCCGTCCCGGACCACCTCTGACTCGCTGATGCGGACGTGGTCAAGGACCTCCCGCCCGTTGACCAGGGTCCCGGACATGAAGATGACTGACTCAGGCGGGATGTGGAGCAGGTAGGGCCGGGCGTTGCTGGCCCGGTCGTCGGCAAGGGTCCGCTCTGTGCCGCCCTCCTCATCCTGCCTCGGCATGTCGATGAGGACGTGGCTGAGGCCCTTGGCCAGGCCGTCGCGGAACCAGCGCCGGGCGAACACGTCCAGGCTGTTGCCCTGGAGGTCCACATCCTCAGACCAGTCCTGGTGCTGCTGCGGGGCGTCCTCCGCCAGGCGGACAGGGTCGCTGAAGGGCTTGCCAGCCAGCATGTCCAGGGTGATCTCAGTCATGTTCAGGAGGGTGGCCCCGGCCAGGCGGCGCGTCCAGCTGGGCTCGCTCTCCTCCTGGTGCCTGGGCATCAGCGCCTCTCCTGCCTCCCGCATGGCCTCGGTGCCCCCGAGGAGGCTGTTGACCAGTGCCCAGCGCGGAGCCATCCGCCCGTAGGCGGAGGAGGGCGTTGCGGGTGTTGCGTCTTTATCGGCCATCACTGGACCCTCCGGTGCACGGTGAGGTCCTGCCGCCGGACACGGTAGCGTGTCTCATCAGCAATGTGGTCCTCTGCTTCAGTATCTATGTCATCCATGTCGCGGTCAAGGCGAGAAAGGCTTGGCACCGTCATCTGGAACTGCTGACAGCGGTCGCACACGAACAGCCCCGGCTTGGTGCGGACCACCTCCCCGTCCTCGGGCCGGGCGCTGGACATCATCTGCCGCATCACCTCCCAGCCGTTCTTGCGGGAGCCCGGACCCTTGTTGGCCTGCTCCCAGGTGACGCCCTTGCCGCGCATGATGCTCTCAGCCGTTGGGCCGGAGTCATTGGTGTAGATGTTGTGGTCAGCGGGCCCAGGGCGGACAAGTCCCTTGAGCCCTGCGTCCTCCTCCCGGTCCTTGATCCCCTGCGCCACCGCGTCAGGCAGCATCTTGACGCCCTCGTTGCGCTTGCCGGTCCAGCCGTACCACTCCAAGAAGCGGATGAGGTCACCCCGGACGGGGCCGATCACGCGGCCCTCCCACTCAATCGGCTCCCCGTTGCTCTCCAGCCACCAGCCCACGGAGAAGGGCGTGGAGGAGCCCCAGTCAAGGCTCCGGTCGATGCGCCAGCCCCGGGGGATGAGCCGGGCGGGGAAGTTGCCCACCACGTTGGTCTTGCGGTCCCAGACGTCATCAAACATGCCCCCGGCGACAATGTCCCAGGAGCCGTGGAGCCAGGCCTGGAGCTCAGCGTCATTGCGGGCTGCGACCCGGATGCGGCTGATGTAGTTGGGGTCGCTGTCCAGCAGGATGCGGTTCTCATAGATGTGGCCGTGGATGGCCATGCGCGGGGGCTCCAGCTCCCCGTCAGAGGAGCGGGCATTGACGATGGGCTTGCCCCGCATCACCGGGAGGCGGTAGCGCTCCTTGACCCAGTTGTGACCCACTCCATACGGGTTGGTGGTGGAGCGGACGCGGGCACGCACCGCAACGTCCGGGTGCGTGGAGCGGCAGCAGGACTGCATGATGGTGAAGCAGTCGGATGTCGCCCAGGTCGTCAGCTCCTCAAAGCCAATCCAGGGATAGGCGTGGCCGTGGTAGGCGCTGTAGTCATCCACGCGCCGCATATGGCGGAGCAGGAGCTGCTCGCCCCCGGGCCAGGTCCAGGTGCTGTTCGCCTCGTTGAACTTGGGAGGGTTGCGCATCCGGCTGAACCACTTTTTGGACTTGCTGATC